AGGATTGGATCGTATGAACCAATTGCAGGATTGCCACCGACAGCATTTCCAAGACCACCACCATAATTGGTTGGTGCAGTTTCGTTAAGGTGACGTGCTTCTTCCATCATTGCCTTTTCTTGGTTCTCAAGAATGATGGCAGTAACAGCACGGCGATAGGAATCTTTGATCCCTGTTAGGCCGTCGTGGTCAAGAACTGGTGACCACTTTTGTTCTAAGGCTTCAGTAAGATACATTAAGGTTACTCCTTTTTTTTATTTCTTTATCTTGGTAAAGATTTACCGATTGATTTGACATAAGCAGCCATTGGACCGCTAAGTTGTTCTGTAATCATACCGCTGTTGGTTGTGTCAACATCAGTTGAATCTAGTGTTTCCATTCTATTGACTGTTCTGCTGAAATAGCTCTCACGGAGAGTTTGAATTTTACCAGCAAATTCATCAACATCATTGAATGAGACATTTTCTGAAAGTCTTCTTAGTTTATCAGACTCAGTAGCAGTTAGACCTTCACAAATAGTATTGACGATTTCAGTTCTTAGTGACTCATTTAGAGTTTTTGTAAGAGCAACATTTCTATCAATTTCTTCGTTTAGTCTGGTTTCTGCTGTTTCTAGTCTGGTAGAAAGACCTTCTAGGACTGATACTTTATCTTCTGGAATATCAATGTAGTGTTCTGCAAATAGTGTTTTGAGTCCAGAGATGAATTCTTCTGTTAGTTCTGTACGAAGACCAGTTTCGATTGCAACTTCGTTTTCAGAAATCCATTGTTCAACGACATAGTTGAGATATGCATCAACTTGTTCGGTAAGTGATTCAGAGATTTGAAGAACCTCTTCTTCAAGTGACTTAGCATAAGCTTCTTCAAGAACTTTTACTTGCTCGTCAACACGAACAGCAACGGCTGATTCGAAGATTGTTTCAGCCTTAGCACGGAATTCTTCAGAAAGATTTTCACCAGCAAGAAGGGCATCAACATGCTCTTTCATCATTTTATCTGACACTTTACCTTTTGGCATTGACTCAGCTTTACCTTTTGGCATTGGCTTTTCTTCTTCTTTTTCTTCTTCTTCAGAAACTAGCTCGAAATTCTCTTCGATGGCTTCAGCAATTTCTTCTTCTGAATAACCTTCTTCGATCATCTCATTGATAAAATCTTGCAGTTCTTCTGAGATTTCAAACTCTTCTTCCATTACTGCTGCTTGTTGTTGTGGTTGTTCTGCTGGTACAGGAGGTTTGCTACCAGGATATTTTGCTTGACCCATTTTCATAGAAGCCATAGCAGGACCTGACATTCCATTTGGATCTACAATAGCGGGACCTAAATCTTCTACATCAGAGCTATCAGGAGCAGAAGAATTGGGATTTCCAAAAACACCCTCAGGATTTCTTGATCCTGGCATCAAAGTCTGCATATTAGGTGTCATGCTTTTTGCACCCCTATCTGGTGTAGGGTCATCAGATTCTTTCATTAGAATCTTCTTTGCTGTTTCTGTAAGTGAAGGCATTATCGATAACTCCTTTATCTTATTGTTTATTTATAATCCTTAGATTTTTGAGATATAATTTTCAAATAGTTTGAGTGCTACAGACTCAAGTTCTCTTTTTGATACTGTTCTGATTTTTTTCTTTGTTTGTTCGGATAGCTCTGCCATTTTCCAATTTGCACCATCGTAGAACCAAGAAACATTTTCCATAATACCATTTACGAATGCACAGGGAGCAGAAGGATCTGCAACAATGTCGGCTGCTGTAGCAAGTTTATAATCATCTTGAACTAATTGATATCCGTTGTAAGGTTTCAGTGATCCTACACCTCTTGTAGAAACACCTAAGCTTGCTCCTGAATCTAAAAGACCTTTGACAATATTACCCATAGGAGTATCTACGATTTTTGCTTTACCAATAAAATTATTACCATCTGGATAAAGTTTAGTAATCATATGTGATACTCTATCAAGATTGATAGTTGGATTGTCGGGATGGCCGAGTTCTCCGTATGCGCGGTTTTTAGTTACATAATCTTTATTATATCTTTCAACTTCTTTGTTCAATGTGGCAAAAGGATATACTCTACCATTCTTGTTCTTTTGATCTGCTTGCATGAAAATGCCTTGAATGTGAAAAGATTTTTTACCATTCTCTTTGTCATTTTCTACAAGATATTGTACTTCTAAAACTTCTTCTGAAATAAGCTTCATCTTACCATCCTAGCCTTTTTCTTTTGAGCATTGTTCTTTTTCTTTTCATATTAATTCTGGCCATTTTAGCTCTTTTTTTGATTTTTGCTCTTTTTTGGCCTAATCTCCGATGCCTTCTTTCAGCAGCAGTCATTCTAGTCATTTTACCACCACGCATGGTATATCCAGCGACATTAGATACTTTTTTGCGTCTTTGAATTACACCATTTCGTATTCTGAACTTTACGATCTTTACTCGACCTTCAACGAGGTCTTCTTGGTCTTCGTTCATTTTCTGCCTTCAAAAATCTGTGCAGCAAGCATATGCTTTCTTTCAGTAAGCTTAGCTTCTGCAATCTGAAGAAGTTTGGTCTTGAATTCTTGCTCGGCAAGTGTGTAATCTTTATTTGCGATATGAGCTATTAGTTTCATGGTGCGTATGGTCCTCTATTAAATGCTGCTGGGTCTGCTGTTTGACCTTGATCGTAATCGATTGCTTCTTTTTTCAATTCTACGAAGATAGTGAAAACATCGTTTGCTTCCATGTTGACAGTAGAAATGAGAATATCACCTGTTGAATTTGATTCTGGATTAGTAAATGCTCCCACTACACTACCACCACCTGATCCACCATAATCAAAGTAATCTGTTGCAACAATGATTTCTGAATTAGAATCACCTTCCCATTGCAACTTCAAAAATGATTTGGCTGAACTTCCAAGTGAACCATTTCCTTTGATAGAAACAATTGTGGTGCCATAAGATGCTTTAGGATGTACGTTAGATGTCATGATGTATCCATTTGCATTCAGAGCATATGAAAGACTCGATACATCCACCAGTGTAGTATTTGCAAATTGTGTACCATCAGAAACACAAACATATTTCAGCAGTGTTCTTCTGTTGGTATCATATAGTCTGTGTTCTTTGATATAATTTGCCATATTTTATTGCCTTACTGCAAAATTGATTGCTTGTGTGAAAGTTACAACACTTTCGTTTAACATCTTTTCCATTTTGCCTTTGTTAGACTCATTCAGTGAATTGTAAACTTTCATGATTTTCTTTGCTGCTCCTCTATTTATTGTCAAATCATTTTCATCGAGGAAGTTAATCTTTTGTTCAAGGAGAGACTTGCTGCGTGAAAGCTTTCGGATTATAGAAAGATTGGATTCATATGCTCCAATACCACCTGGATTAGGATTTGAAGCTGTTCCCCATCTTTGTTTTTGTATCTCTAATGATGATACACTCCCTAGTACCGGGTTTCCAGGACCTGTTACTTTAGGATCTATACCTCCAAATTTTATTTTATCTCCGTCAGTTGGTGTGAAGAGCCGCGAACCGGTATTTCCATCACCATTTTCTCCTCCCATCCCTGCTGCTAGTGCGCCTGCTCCTAGTAAGGCTCTTTTTGCGCCTCGACCTATAGCTCTGACTATTCTGCCACCTTTTGATCTTCCTGCACCTTTAAGAGCACCTTTAACCAAAGCTCCAGCACCGGCTTTTTTACCTAAAAGTTCAGCAGCTTTTTTAGCTGCTTGAACACCTTTAACTGCACCTCTAGCCGCACTTAGTCCTGCCGCACCAGGAATTGCTAGACTTGCCCACTCACCAGCAGAAGATGCTGTTGGATTTTCTTTTTCATACTTTTCTGGATCGCCGCCTAATTTTTTAGCAACCCAATCGCTGCCGCCAAAGGTTACACCTCTTGCTACGCCATATCCAAATGCTTTTGTTTTATCTTGCCAATTATCCGCTTCGTTTAATCTATCTTCTCTTATCTGTTGAAGATTTTTTCTAAATGTATTTTTAGACTCAAACATGCCGTAGCTGGTTCCTGGACCTTGTACTGGACCTTTTGACTTCACTGCATCTTCAGGCTTTGCTGGTTCTTGCATTTGGTCTGGCAGTTTTTTGCGACCAGCTACTCCACGAAATAAATTATTTAATGACCTTCTTGCTGCAACTCCTGCCATATATGCAACATCTAGATGTGAATCTGATGGCAAAACATGGCTAACTTTCATCTTATTTGGTAAAAGATGCAAATCTGTTTTAGGTAACTCTTTTATGAAAGATGAAATTTTTTCACTATCGAGTTGACCTTCTTTAGTCTTCATTCCAGCAAGAATCCGCATAATTTTTTCTTTTCTCTTCGCTTCCTTTTCTTCACTTCTTCTCATACCATAAAGTTCATTCAACTGTTCTGTCTCTTCATTCATAACCATACCTAATGGTTCACCTCTAGCACCATTAAAGGGTATAGAAATATATCTGTCTAACGCCTGAGAATAATATAATGCGACTTTTTGATTATCTGGATACACTCTAATGGCCTTTCTTTTGAGAATCAATACAGTTGGCATATCCCTATCTGAAGGATATCCTTTAGGTACTCTTTTATCAAACTTACTTAAATAATCTTGCTTTTCAAGCAGCATCTGTGACAAAATATTGTCAACAAATTCTTTGAGAGCTTTAGATTCTGCCATGGTCATGCTCATTGGATTCTTTTCCAATGATCTTCTGACCAGACCCACCTTACTCTCTTCCAATAAACCTAAACTAGATAAAACAGACAATCTATCTGTGTAATCAATAGCTTGGCTTTCTCCTAATATCTGCTTGACTGTTTTCATTCTTTTTTCCTGGTATTTTTATTATTTATGTTTTTGCTACAACATCAAAATAAACTATTTCTAAGTTCATATCTTGTGTTACAGCATTACTACCAACCAGATTTTGAGGACCATTCATAACTTCCAATACTGTTCCTCTAGGTAATAAAAATTCCATGTCATCTGGTGTAGCTGAATAGTCAGAGATATACATACCTCTTGAATTCTTTTTCACTAATACCTGAAATAATACGGCCATATTTCTACCAGCAGGACTCTTTACCGAATTATCAGAAGAGTTCAATACCGTTGCCATATTGATTGATGTATCTTTGTATGTTTTCAAAACCATTTTTCTACCAGGCACAATATCCTGTACATTATAATCTGGACCTAATTTCATGTATCCAAGAAAATCAAATGGTGCTCTGCTCTTGCGGAGCATTGAATCTAGTGAATTTACAACATCTACAATTGTATCTTCTGGTGATGTTGGTTCAATCTTTTTTGCAGGTACACCAGGAGGTAATTCTGCAAGTCTATTATTGATATCCAGATAACCACCATTCGTGTATGCATAGATTGCATTCAATTCATCATCTTTGTATTTGTCTGGTGAATAATTAGCAATCAAGGCTTGATGTAACTGTTGCACTTCTGGTTGAACAAATTCGTTATAATTTCCAACATCGTCCATACCAGTGGCTTTAAATGTATTTGTCTTGACTGCTCTTTGAAATGGCACCAATTTATTATTACTGATAATATGAGTAACTTGACCTGTTCGTGAATCCTCGTATCTACCAAATCCTACATAATTTAATCCAAGTTGTTTTGCTTTCACCGAAGCTTCAGAAGTTTCTACTTGTTTGAGTCTATTTAAATCTTCTTTTAAATCTTTCATTGTAAAAATTCCATTTCGTTTGCATGAACTTCGAACTTAGATGGTGGCATAACAGGAGTACCGTCAGGATTTAATTGTTCTTCATTAGGTCCTGTTGGTAATGGATTTCCATTAGGATCAAGACCTTGTGCAGCCATTTGTTGTTGCTGCTGTTGCTGCTGTTGTGCTTGTATTTCAGCTTCTTGCTGCATTTGCTGATTGATTTCATCCATATCATCATCAGTTTGCTGAAGAACATTCTTTCGAATCCATTCCATAGAGTAATATTTACCCACATATGGATCAATCATTTGCAGTGTTTGTAATCTAAGTCCTAGAAGTTCTGATTCTTTGATTTCGTTAAAATTATTATCTTTCTTGAAATCATACCAGATATTTTCTTTGAAATCATTCCATTCTTCTTCTGTACAAACTCTTTTGAGTACAAGTTGTATTCTCAGCATATCATCAAACATACTGGCAAATTTGTTTCTGAGTCTTTGAACAAATTTGGTAAACTTTAATTCGTCTCTGGTGATTTCAGTGGTTCGACCTAGAGAAAATCCTTGTGTAGGTTCTAATCTTGAGACTGGAACGCCTAATGCTTTGTAAAGCTTCTTTTCAAAGTACTTTACATCTTCCATTTCACCAAGATTTTGACCGCCAGGTAGTGTAGAGATTTCTGTGCCTTTACCGCCTTCTCTGCGTGGTAACCAAAAATCTTCAAGCATTGAAAGATGTTTACGATCATCTTTGATTTCACCTGTTGTGGAATCATAAACTAATTTGTTTCTGTAATTGACCATAATATCACGAAGATATTGTTCGGCCTTGATTGTAGGCATATTACCTACATCGATATAGAAAATTCTTCTTTCTGGTGCTCTTGAAAGTCTATAAATGACTGTAGCATCTTCAACCATCCTCAACTGATTGAGTGGTTTGATTGCTTTATGTAAAAATGAGAGAACCATAATTCTCTTCGCATCCATCAAACCAGAATTTACATTTATGATGGAATCTGTAGCAATCTTGGTACCAAGATTTGAATGTGTACCAATGATACCTCTTTCATTATACAAATAATATTCATTCTGTTTTTTGATTAGTTCCATACCAGTTTTAGGGTCTTTAGTCTTTTGAATCTCACGAATTTTTCTGATACGTCTGGGATCAATATATCTTAGCTCTTGAATACCTTTTGCAGGAGATGTTTCGTCTATGACTACATGATAAAACATTCTTCCATCAATATACCACCTTCTAAAAATATCATGTCCCATATTTCCAAAATTGAGTAGTTTGTTGAGATATTCAAATTCGACCTTTATTTTCTCTTTGATTTGATCGGAAACTTCTAGTTCATCCATATTAATTTCAATGGAACTGCCAGAATCTTCTACAACAATAGCTTCGTTTACGATTTCGTCGATAGCAGTTTCAAGCTCTGGCTGCATAGACATTTCACGATATCGAGTAATAAGCTCTATTTCGTTTCTAACTGTACCATCGAGATCCACATATGTTCCATAATATGAACCAGATTGTATAGTTACCGCACCATCATCATTGGTGGGCATTGAAAACTTTTTAAGAGTCTCGTTCTCTTTTTCATCATCTTTTTTTCGAGTTATCTGGAACCCGAATAAAGTCATAGCCATATAATATATCTCCTTGAAAAAGTAAGGCAGAACTGATCTGCCTTACTTTATATATCTAAGTTATTGGATTAAGGGTAAAATAGGATTACCACCAACAGCAGCAACGGCTGATGTATCTGTGGTTGGACCATTAGTACCACCTGCCCACTCCCACCATTGATATGCAAATGTTACTGCATATTCTTCAATAGTATCATTTGCACCCCAATCTAACTCAATTGGAGAAACATCAATTGGAAATAATCCCACAAATTTGTATCTTTTGATTTGATCTCCAACTTTACCAAATTGTGTAATAAAAGCGTCTTGTTGATATCCATCATCACCTTTTTCAAACTGTGGATTTCTGGTATTACCAACATGCGAGTTTAGTCCATTTAGCCATTTCTCAAAGGCATCACGAATGATGAAGTCTTCATCATTAATAATAGTAACAGTCCATTCTGGGAATACTCTGTTACCAGAAAACTTGAGTTCACGACCAAAGTAGAACTGAGAAATCTGATTTACCGTTGAACCAGGCATCTGTGCTGCTCTAGCCATAAATGTAAATTTAGTTTGTGGTCCAGTTGAACCGGCTAATGATGGAAAAGTCAATTCACAATTAAATAGATTTGGTCTCGCTCCATCATAGACCATTTGTGATCTGAATTCTTGTACTCTAAAGGGCATATTCCTTTACTCCTTGATGTAAGTTATATCTATTTATTCAATTCTATCACGAGGTTATTGGTTGATTCTAAAAGCGACCCACAACTTCTTCAAAAGCAACGCCGGTTCTAACGGCGATAAAATTTAACTGGATAAAGTTGATTGATCTTGCTGGTTTGATGTAGATATCGCCAATAAATTCATTTCTATCAATAACTTCTGGAGTATTGTTTGTGGTATCGCAAACAACGCGGAAATCATAGATACCTCTACGACCTTGAACATCACGAAGGAATGGTTCAACAAGTGCAACGAATTGGGCTCTTGTAAATTCATCATTGAATTCAAAGAGTGAGTACTTTGATGCTCTTGCGATGGCTTTTTCAAGAACGATAAACAATCTGCGCACATTGATTCTGTCGAAAG